TCAACACGCTCGGAGGCGTAGGGGATGCTTTCTCGACAGAGCCTATCCAGTGGATCGCGGCTGACGGTACGACATATAACGCTGTAATGTCTGATTTCATGAGCGGACTTAAAGAAGTCACGCATTCCCTGACGCCATCCCTGATCCGTAAGCTAACAGAGGCTGGTCTTGACTATGCTGTGGTTCAGGGATATATCAACCGGAATATTGATGAACTTCTCAGAAGGTGATTTTATAGCCTGTGGGGTATAGAATCCCCGCAGGTCTTTTTTGTGCGAAAATCACAAGAATGCCTGTTTTCGTATTTTCGGTTCTACAAACACTTTAATATTCTGTTGTGAAATGATAATAAGAATATATAGTCATTGGATTGCATTAACCTTAATTGGTGTCGTCGATTCTCTATTATGTACGGCTTAGCAAAATTCGCAGGATCTTCTCTAGTATCATATTTAGTGCTTTATCCGTTGAGTTAAGACTCCCTCTTTACATTTAAGAGAATATATTCCGCATTTTTAAGCGCATCGGAGATACTTATTCCGTAATTCTTAACGTGTATTCTTTAAGTCGATTTGACTATTATATTTCTAAAGACATAGAAACGTATATAGTCAAGATTATTTTAGCTGATTAGATAAAAACGTATTGATCAAAAAAGAAAAGGGGGATCATTATGAAACGTACAATGGATGAGAAAAAAGTATTAAGAAAGCTTGGTATTAAAGATTTTCGTCATATGACAAAAGACAAAGTAGTTAAATTTGCTACTATGCTTCCCAAGATGGATCCGGAGATAGCTAAAAAGGCTCTGGAGCAGTTCCCGGATTTTAAAGATTATTCATTGGAAATCGTCAAACACTTTAAGGAAATTATTGATAAAGCGATGGCACAAAATGCTAATAATCAAGCTGTTATTTTTAACACATGCAATGAAATGATAAAGACCTTAACAAGTGAACTGCAAAAGGATTATATTGATGCAGATGAGCGTAGTAGTATAAGAGCAGAAATGATGGAAGTTGTGAAAATGATGAGCGAGATAGATAAACAAAATAAAAGGTTCCTTTTGGAAGTGACAGCAATTGGAATGGTGGTTGTTAGTGGCGCGATATATGTAGCAGCTTCTTTACTAGGAAGCAATATTACTGCTCCCGCACAATCCGTCGATGATGACGATGAGGAGGATGATGATATATAACATAAAATGCTTCCTTTAATTCAGCATTTCTAAAAGTCTAAACTGAAAGGGAAGAATAAATGTTTAACGATTTAGATATGAATCTACTTAAACAGTCTTCATATGTCATTCTTCAAATGAATTATCACGATGTAACAATCCATAGCTCTGTAACTGGCCATGATTGGATTATAGTTTCGAATTACGAGAGACCAAATTGCTACATTCTCCATCGACACTCTAGGAAATATCCATTTCATCGTCAAATGGGACACTACAAATCCCTTAAGGATGCACTTAATTATATTGACCAACATGAAGATTGGTTTTTAGCTCAGCACTGACTAAACGCTGGAATATATAGGTTATTCTATTTCTCCTATTTTGAGCATTTGTAAAAAAGCATAAGCGGTGTTAAGCCTAGGTCTGATTCAGCCTGGCTAAACACCGCTTTTTATTTGTTTTACGATAGTTGGAATTCTTCAACGTTACAGAAAACACATTGAAGAATATCCATCCACTTTGTAAAGGTTAGTTTTTTCGATTATCATAACAAGGTCGAATAAAGAAAGCGAAATCCATCGCCATACAATGAAGTTGATCATCAACGTATAGTGTTTCATCTAACCGGGGATCTAGAAGTTTTCTTGATCTATCATCCTGCCTGAGAACAGCACTGATTTTGTCCATCAACTCAAATTGGTGGGTCATCTTGCTTTTTTCTGATTCTCTTCTTGATGCATAGGGCAGACTTAGTTCCTTTGCAACTTTTTGAGCAACGGCATATTTATAGAAGTAGTATTTCTCAGGATACATCAGCCACAAATAAGTGCTAATAGCATTCATTGTTTGATAGTTCCTACTATAGAATGAACCTTTGTACTTCGTACGAATTCGATCTGCGTCTTGGTTAAATTTTTCGGATCTAATGGAGATATCTATGCTCTCATCAAATAGAGTTTTGAACATGGACATGACATAAGAAGGCTCACTTTTAGCTAAACCCACAATCATATCTCGAGGAAAATAGAGGGACGCTGTCATAAGATAATTAGCATCTTCTGTGGCGTCTTCTATCATTTTAGCGAAATAAGAAGCGTCATAATCCCATCGGTCTTGAAAGGTTTGGACAGCCTTCCATAGGTATTTTTCTTCATTCCACCTGGCTGGAAATTGATCATAATACTCGTCAAGCAGATTGGAAAACGCATCAGAAATGAAAAGTTTTTCAGCTGGTTTAGGATTAGAAGAGGCAGAACCATCGTATGAATCATGTTTTAAGTTTGTTTCTGCAAGGGATATGTAACCTTTCAAAAAAGCATCCGGTAGTGGGAAAATGCGAGTGCGACCATCAAATGAAACATAGACACTTTCTTTGGATACCTTTGTAATACTGCCGAAACCATATTCTTTGTGTCTAACCTTTGTGCCAGGAATCATTATATTTGTATAATCGTTAGTTGCCATTTAATCACCTTAAAAGATTTCTGTTGTTGCTTCTATTATGATGATTGTAATTGAAAATATATTTTTATTCACTAATAATTAGAAGAAAATATTAATTAAAGTGAAGTGTAGGAATAACTCTTTGCCCGTGGTCACGACTGCGGGCATTATTTTTTGGCTTATGTATCCAAACTTTGGAAAATCAAGGGAGGGTTTGGCTTGCTATTGTTGGCCAGTAGAGCTAATATGTGACACTACAAGAAGGAGGTCTCACATGGGGATCACAGTAATAAAAGCCCGGGATAAAGGAAAGAGGATCATGCGGGTGGCGGCTTACTGCCGCGTTTCTAGCGATACTGATGAACAAGAATCATCTATAGACAATCAGATAGCTCATTATGAGGAGCTGATCCGCAACAATCCAAATTATGAAAACGCCGGAATCTATTTTGACCAAGGTATATCCGGCTTTAAGGAAGATCGTCCTGGATTCCAAAAGATGATGGAAGAGGCTAGGAAGGGAAAGATTGATCTCATTATCACTAAGTCAATAACGAGGTTTGCAAGAAACACCGATACTGTTCTAAAGGCAACAAGAGAGCTGAAAGGACTTGGTATCGGTGTTTTCTTTGAACTACAGAATATTAACACTCTAACGCAGGCGGGCGAACTGATGATGACTGTTTATGTAGCCTTTGCCCAGGGGGAAAGTCAAACCTATCGGGATCTTGCTATCATTGACAGGCGTAGGCGTTTTGAAGAAGGAAAACCCATGTACAAGATGCAGGAAACCTTTGGTTATCGGTCTGGCGTAAAGAAGGGAGAATTCGAAATTGTTCCAGAAGAAGCACTGATCATAAAGCAAATCTATAAATGGGCCCGAGATGAATATACAGTAGCTACGATTTTAAAGATGGCAAAAGCAGCAGGTTATAAAACACGAAGGGAGCGAGATTTTACCGCATCTCAAATATATAGAATCGTAAGAAATGTGATTTACAAAGGCGACTATATCATGCAGAGGACATTTATTGATGATAATCGAAAGATGCATTTTAACAAAGGTCAGTTGACTTCATGGTATATCGAGAATGATCATCCAGCGATTGTAACGAAGAAACTTTGGAAGGCGGCAAACGAAATTCTTGACTACCGGGCCGAGGAAAGGCTAAGGCATATTCCTCTCCTTCCTATGACAGAAGAAAACTATCCATATAAAAAGAAACTGTTTTGTGGATACTGCGGGCAGCAGCTTTACTATTCAAAAACGAGATCAAATGCACAATATACATTTTTCTGCGGAAAGAAGAATAGAAGCGCAGGTGAATGCTGTAAGGGAATCAGTGTACCACAGAAAGTAATCGAGTCTTGGGGGAACATAACAGAGAATATATATATTTCGTTTGATCCAGATAAACCGATTCCAAAACAATACAGTTTTGTGAAAGAAGTTACCTGGCAAAGGAAGCATGAGAAAAAGAATTATACCAGAAAAATGAAGTCTTATTCAATAGAAAACTACCATTATTACAAGCGGGTTTTTGCGAGGAGTGCGGTTGGCCGCTTTATCGTATTCGACGTGCAGATGGGAAGATTTGCTTTACATGTGCCGGGAGGCACAATTTCCGCATGCGTTTTTGTAAAGGTGTTAACGTTCCAGAGGAGGTAATGGATAAACTTCCTAAACAGGACGGATACTATGTTTTAAAGGAGGAGATCGTAAATGGGGAAAAATGTTACAGTTATTCCTGCAGGAGTAGTAAGCCGGAGAGGAAGAAAATGCCAGCAGGAAAAACATGAATTAAGAGTTGCAGCATATTGCCGTGTATCGACGGATCAAGAGGAGCAGATCAATTCATTTGAAAATCAGGTCGACTACTATACAAAGTATATTTGTGAGAGACCTGATTACCAGCTGGTCGATATCTATGCCGACGAAGGTATTAGCGGTACCAATACAAAGAAGCGTGAAGGCTTCAACCGGATGATTGCGGATTGTGAGGCGGGAAAGATTGATCTGGTGATTACGAAGTCTATATCCAGATTCGCGCGTAATACACAGGATTGCCTCTTTTATTCCAGGAAGCTCAAGGCGCTGGGCATCGGTATAATGTTCGAGAAAGAAAATATCAACACAATGGATGCCAGCGGGGAACTGCTTTTTACAATTTTGAGTTCCTTGGCCCAGGAAGAGTCTAGAAATATATCAGAGAACTGCAAATGGGCTCTTCGGCACAACTTTAAGCGAGGTATTGTTCATGTAAATACATCAGGCTTCATGGGATACGATGCGGATAAGGATGGAAACCTTGTCATTAACCCGGACCAGGCAAAGATTGTTCAGAGGGTCTTTCGAGAATATGAAGAAGGTTGGACGCCGAGTGAAATCGCGTATCACCTTAACGAAGATAAAGTAAAAGGTATAAGGGGGAAGGTTGCTTGGCATGCTGCAACTATTCGAGGCATGCTGGCTAATGAGAAATATAAGGGTGATGCCAGATTACAAAAGACTTTTACAGAGGATTTTTTAAGTAAGAAGAGGGTAAAAAATAGGGGACAGGTCGAACAATACTACGTGCAGAACTCTCATAAGCCAATTATTCCCAAAGATGAATGGGATGCAGTACAAATGGAGTTTGAAAGACGAATTGCTCACTGCGAGGAAATTGGAATTGTCAACTATGGGAATGTATCTGTCCCGAGTGGCTTCACCTCAAGACTAGCTTGCGGCAAGTGTGGAAAGGTATATGAAAGAAAATGCTGGAAAAGTCGAAATGAGTACTTCTGGGCCTGCAAAAACAAAAGAAAGGAAAATGGAAAGACTTGTAATGCAGAAAACGTTAAGGATGAAACTATAAGAAAAGCATTGGTCATTGCTTGGAACAGTGTGGTAAAGAATCGCGATCAGATGATTCCTACATGGGAGGCCATGAAAAAATCTGGAAATCCGCTGCAAAAGATGCGAGCTCAGCAGATGATTGAACTTACCGCCCAGGGCCCGCTTGATAAGGAAGTACATGAGCACACACGAATGGTATTGGAAAAGATTGTGATCCACAGCAAAACGCATTTTACGGTTCAGTTCTTGGACGGAACGGTGAAGGAAGTATGCATAACAGAATAAGAGGGGTATAATATTGGGGCGCTTCTTCAGAGATGGAGGAGCGCCTTCTTTTTTTGTGGCGTAGATTTGGAAGAAGGTAGGTGATAGAATGATTTGTAAGATCCAATAAGTAGACTTAAAACAAACCATCAGTGGGAGAAAGAGTAATGGCAAAAAACAACAGGTATTCACCTATAAGCCCAACCGCGGCTGGCATTGGTTTAGCAGTAACAGGAGTAGCGGAAATGAATCCTGCTACAGCTCCTTTTGCGGTACCACTTGGTACGATGACAGCGGGATTTCTTAGTGGCATTAATCTGACCGATGATGAAATGACAATCAAATCCAAATTTGATGATGCTATGGATGAAACATGGCATCAGATTTCTGTTGATTATAAGCTCACAGATGCTTGTCTGAAGGAGTTGAAACAGGAAGTGCCGGGAAAGAATACTTCCACAAATGAGTTTGTTGACAATCTAAGGAGAAAGAACTTAGAAGATAGTTATGCGATGGTTGTTCAGACTATTTTGGAAAGGCATAAGAATCAGCTTAATGTGTATTCTGTGAATGATTGGAACAAAGAGTTTATAGAAAATGCTTCAAAGGATATTGCTTCTAGGTTGATAAACACACTTAAAAGTGTATTTAATGAGGATGATTTGATAAAGATACTAAAAGTAATTAGTGATAAAAGTGTAGATATAAGAAGCGATATTGGTAAAAGCAGAGAAGCAGATAAGACTGAGCATGAACAGATAATTCATTTACTAAAAGAAATGGCGGAAATAATATCAGCTCAGACACAGGGGGCTCTTGGTGCTAGTTCTTCCGTGGCAGAACAAAAGAATTGCGATGTAATTATTTTTAGTCCAGTAAATACTGATGTGTATTTAGAAGATAAAGATCATTTTATATTGAGGATTGATAGAAATAGTGATTTTGATTATGAAAGAAACAATATTGTATTAGGCCAGAGATTTACTTTGATTTTTGTTGGAAAATCTTTTGAAAAGAAGCTTTCATTTGAGCGGCCATCTAATAATTCTTTTGAATTTCATTTAGGCGCGGTGCTATCTAAGGAAGAAATTGAGTCATCCTATGATAGAGAAGAGGCGATTGAACAAATAAAAGTAGATGCAACTGGTTACTCTTTCGAACAGCTTTCTGTTGTTGGAAATCAAGAGGATATTATACTACTCCACGATTGGCTATTATCAAAGTCAATAAATGTTTCTGCTGAGGACTACGGTAGAAACTATTTAATAGCAAAATGTGCAGTTGCGTTGGGGAAATTAAGTATTAAATACCATTCATATGAATATGCCAGAGATATTTCAGAGGTGTTTGATAAGTATAAAGCAAAAGCGTCTTATGGTTATTATTTTGAAGGAATAATCACGTCTTTGTCTACAGCAATGAATGATGATTTTGTACAGGAGCATTTAGAAACAATTCAAAAGGCAGAACATGGGGATGCAGCATTACAGTATTATTTAGGTGAATTATATGCTGATAAAAGCTCTATAAATAAAGATCATAAAAAAGCTTTTAAATGGTTTCTAAAATCGGCTGAAAACGGATATGTAAAAGGAATGCTGAGGGTAGCGATACTCTATGGTATTGGCTTAGGATGCACATTAAACTACAAAAAAGAGAAATATTGGTATAGATGTGCTATGGAAGCTGGGGATTCGAGTGCTGTGCTTGGGCTTGCAATTGCTTTAGATAGTAGTTTGGCGAAAACAGTAGATGAACAACAAGAAGCCATTCAATTATATGAAAAAGCATCTGGATTGGGATACTCTGAAGCTAGTAGGGCATTGGCATTTTATTATATGCGGGATAATCGAGATCCTCAAAAATCATTTTATTGGTTTGGAGTTGGTGCTGAACAAGGTAATTCGGAGTGTCAGTTATATTATGCAAAAGCCCTTTTTTATGGAAACAAGACATTAGGACGCCCCCCTAAAAGAAAAGAGGCTGTTATGTGGTATAAAAAGGCAGCAGATAAGAAAAACGTGTTTGCGCAGTATGCATACTCAAGATGTCTGTATTATGGGTATGGAATTGAAAAGAATGAAAGCGAGGCTTTTAAGTGGTGTGAAAAAGCTGCAAAACAAAACATGAAGTGGGCACAGGAGACATTGTCTATTATGTATGGACGAGGAATTGGTATAGCTTTGGATTATAACAAGAGTGAGTTCTGGTACAGGACTGCTAATAGTTTAGAAAGCTCAGACTCATTTATAAAAGAAAGGTTAAATTATCTGGAGACATTAACTGACTCATACCCGGTATTTAGTTCAAGATTTGATTGGTGATAACCACTTTTATTTGTGATGAGCAACAGAGAATATCAAAGATACGACAATCCAGAAAGCATTTGTGATCGCATGGAACGCGGTGATTAAGGAGCGAGATAAGCTTCTTGGCATATGGGAGGCTATGGCGGAATCTGGAAATCCGCTGCAAAAGATGCGAGCCCAGCAGATGATTGAATTAACTGCCCAGGGCCCACTTGATAGGGAAGTACATGAGCACACACGAATGGTATTGGAAAAGATTGTGATCCACAGCAAAACGCACTTTACGGTCAGGTTCCTGGATGGGACAGTAAAAGAAGTATGTATAACTAAATAAGATCCTGTATT